TTCCTTTGTTGGTGGCCTGTGTTACAGTACCGCCTGCTGTTGGGCCTACTAATGACCCAGCAGTTACGTCAAATAATGAAGGCATGATTAATCCTGATTAGATACGTTAGTTGCTCTAACAATACCGATATTCTTTGTTTCATAGACTTTCGACCAAGAGCCTACAGTTTCGAGAACGCTTCTGTTGGGATTAACTGTTGATACAGCATATTTCAATCCAACAGGATGATAAATGTAGTGCAGATCGACTGCCATTGCTTCTTCTAAAGCAAGGATGTCTCTATCTGTCTGTGTTCTGATTGGTGCTTGCTCACCAGTAACAACAGCCCCTTGTGTAAAGAAAAATGTTGAATACTCAGTGGAAGCTCCAGAGCCAGTTGTTGGAATATCATCAGAAACGATAATTCTTAAACCACCAAATGTCTCAACAACATTAGGGCCATCAAAGGCTCTTGTTGTGCTACCAGATGCGGCTGCTGTATCAGCATCACCATTGTTGTCATAAACACGATCAATCATATTACGCTCTAGCAAATCACCATAAACATTAGAGTGCATTGCTATTGCTGTAAGCTTGCCACCTTGATCACCAAGTTTTGACTTTGCTCTTGCAATATGACGAGGGCTTAATACTGTTGGAGAATCACCTGATTCAGAATCAATAGTTAAATCAAATAATGCTGAACTGCTTGAGTTTGCATTGATAGAACCAAAAGCACCAGTTAAGCAAGAATATAAATCCTTCTGTTTTTGGTTGTTTACATAAGCCGCCATCTTCTGAGCAATAGCAGCCATTGGATCAAGACCACCACCAACTGCAAGAGAAGCTAAGTCACGAGAACTGAACGCTCTACCTCTATGAAGAACAGCAGCGATTTGATTATCTGCTGTGATCTTTGCTGGTGTTAATGATGTTGAGTCTGTTAAAACTTCAAAATCGCCAGATAAATTTGCTTTATAAAATGGAATCTTTACAAAGTCACCGCCTCTTTCTGAGGAAAGATTTAATTCTGCCAAAGGTTGTACGACCCCACTCTGCAAGAAGCTGTCAGTTTGAGTTGTTGCTTCAATCAGATAGGGTGTAAACACCTCAGGAATAATTAAATCCGATCTTAATGTTGCCATTAGAATTTAATTAATATGTTTACTTCGTGGCACAACCACTGACATGGCACAACCATGTTGTTTCTATATTAACCGCTTACTGCATTTTTGAGCATATTATATTTATTTACATCTGTTTTATATAATCTTGCCTGTTCAGTTAAATTGAATGATTCCTTTGCAAAAGGATTTTTTTCACCAGCAGCAGTAACAAATTCTGTCTGCACTTTTGTTGTAGTTGCTCCACCTCCTTGAGGTCTTGGATTTTTCTGTACCCACTGAGGCATATTAGACATAGCCCAATCCTTCACTGGTGTTCTGTTATATCCATCAACAACAACAACTGTTCCATCTGCTTCTCTGGATAGTTGATCCTTGCTAATGCGAGATAGCACATATTGGGGATCATGCACCACATCAGCAAGGGCTGTCACTGCTGGAGCTTCAACTTCAAGCTGTCTTTGTCTTGATTCAAGTTCTTCAATCCTTTTATTTTTTGCCTCTTCTGCGTCACGATATTGTTGAGCCTGTTTTGCAATCGCTTCGTCATATCTGCCCTTTGCCTCAAGCTCTTCTTTTTCTTTTTGCTGTTTGAAAGCAATCAAAGCATCAACATCAACATCTGGAGGTACTGCCTTTGCTGCCTCCTTCGCTTTTTTATAGTCATCTAAAATTTCTCTGTTGCTTTTTCTTAATGCCTCAACTTCTGCCAT